GTGGAAGCGAACAACGAATTTCGTATTCGCTGGCCTAGAGGCGAGTTGGGGGCTTTGCCTGACGACTCTGAGCAATTTATGCTTATCCAACAGCTTCGAGAGCAGTTTGACCGCCTATCTGAAAAAATAGAAGAAGGTCGCGCACCGTCCGATCAGCAGCAGACGCTTCGGCTAGAATTTTTTGAAGAGCGTTTACGACGACTGGAAGAAAAACAAAATGGTAGCAACTAATTATGAGGTATGTCTGGAAAGATTATTGGAGCATGAAGGGGGGTATGTAAACCATCCTGATGATCCCGGTGGTCGAACCAATAAAGGCATTACCCAAAGAGTGTATGAGCGATACTTAGGGCGGTCTGTAACAAAGAAAGAAATAAGGGGGATTCCCCTGGAGCATGTCTCAGACATATATAAGCAGAATTACTGGGACGAAGTTAAAGCAAACGAGCTTCCTTCGGGAGTAGATTTTAGCATGTTTGACTGGGCGGTAAATGCTGGCATACGTCGCCCTTCCCGCGCATTACAGAGAGCAGTCGGCGCTCGTATGGATGGGAAGATTGGACTCAAGACTTTAGCTTCGGTTTTTGAATGTGACTATCCTGCTTTAATAGAACATATATACGAAGCCCGTGAAACATTTTACTACGGGCTGCCAAGATTTAAGGTTTTTGGTAAGGGCTGGTTAACAAGAAATGAAGAGACAAGGGAGTTTTCTTTGCATCTTTGTAGTAATAAAAACCTTTATTCTTAGAATACAACGTGTTAGGAGGGTTAAAACAATGTGAGATAAGTTATGGATGGATTTGATATTGTTCAGTTTGTTCAGAAAGCAATTACTGAACGGCGAAACTCTATTCTCGCTGTATTAGAAAACAATGGTATTAGCGAGATGGGGCAATACCGAGAACTTATGGGCGAATTAAACGCTCTTAATTATATCACACAGGAACTCACGGGCCTGCTAGACGAACAGGAGCAAATGGATGAGTAAAGCAGCAGAAAAAGAAGTCGATCTTTCTCGACTAGAAGACCAACTCGAAGACGTTGAAAAGTTATACGTCAGTAGTGGTGATCGAGTTTTAGACCCCTCCCTTTTGGATCAGCCCCTCTTAGACCGTATGCCAACACCGACAGGATGGAGAATGTTAATTCTCCCGTATCGAGGCAAAGGTAAAACAGTAGGGGGCGTTTATTTACCTGACAAAATCGTAGATGATTCACAACTTACAACTGTGGTCGGGTATGTCTTGAAGCAGGGAATACTTGCGTATGAGGACAAAGAAAAGTTTCCCGACGGCCCGTGGTGCAAGCAGGGTGATTGGGTGATTTTTGCGCGGTATGCAGGTTCCCGATTCCGTATTGAAGGCGGAGAGGTTCGAATACTTAATGATGACGAGATTTTGGCAACCATCCAAGATCCCGAAGACATTGTATCTTTTTAGGAGAAAGAAATGGCTAGAAAAAGTAAACATGAAGTGGATTCTGGAGAATTAGAGCTTGATCTAGGTGAAACGGAAGGTGCCGAAGTCGAAGTTGAGGCCGCCCCTGAAACACCTGCTTCAGAACCCGTAGATGTGCTAGATGAACAGCGTGTTGAAGAAAAACCTTCAGCCCAGGAAGAAGCACAAAAGGCAGACGACGATAATAAAGCGGAGCAGGAAGAATATAGCGCTTCTGTTAAAAAACGTATTGACCGACTTACTAAGAAAATGCGTGAGGCCGAACGCCGTGAACAGGAAGCGCTCCGCTATGCTCAGAATGTTCAAGGGGAGTTACAAACCACCAAACAACGTATGAGCGCCCTTGACCAAGGTTTTGTTAATGAATATGGAGCGCGAATTGCGGCTCAACAGGAGCAGGTTACAACGGATCTTAAACAGGCACGGGAAATAGGGGATACTGATGCAGAAGTAGTTGCACAGCAGAAATTAGCTCAATTAGCTGTTTCTGCTGATAAATACACCCAAGCACAACAAAACGCCCAACGTCGGCAACAGCAAGTGCCTCTGCCTCAACAGCCTGTATATCAACAACCTGCACCTGCCCAGGAACGGCCTGACCCTAAAGCCGAGGATTGGGCAGAAAAAAATAATTGGTTTGGTAAGGATGAAGCCATGACTTTTGCCGCTTTCGGGATTCACAAGGGTTTAGTGGAAGATGAACAGTTTGACCCGCAAAGCGATGAGTATTATAGTGAGCTTGATAAGCGGATTCAAGAATCGTTTCCGCAAAAATTTCAAAACGGGAATGGCAAAGAAAAACGCCCCGCTCAGAGCGTTGCCGGAGTTTCCCGCACTTCCTCTGGGCGCTCTGGTAAACGGGTCAAACTCACCCCGACCCAAGTAGCAATAGCTAAAAAGTTGGGTGTGCCGCTAGAAGAATATGCGAAATACGTGAAGGAGTAAGAATATGTCTGAAAAAGAAACCAAAGGTGGACTTGAGGGTATTGATCGCTCTGACCGCGCTAAAAACTCTAGGGAGAGAGAACAGAGGCGGAAGCCTTGGACTCCCCCTTCAATGCTANATGCCCCTGCGCCCCCGGAGGGTTACAAACATCGGTGGATTCGTGCAGAAGTGCGCGGTTTTGAAGACCGCACTAACATGTCTGCTAGGATGCGAGAAGGCTTTGAGCTAGTTCGCGCTGATGAATACCCGGATTTTGAAGCCCCTATTATCGAAGACGGTAAATACGCAGGACATTTTGGAGTTGGAGGTTTAGTGCTTGCACGTATCCCTCTTGAGACAGTGGAAGAAAGATCAGAATATTTCCGATCAAGAAATTCAGATCAGATGACTGCTGTAGATCAGGACATGATGCGTGAGAACTCGCACTCTAGTATGACGATCAATAAACCTGAACGTCAGTCTCGTGTAACTTTTGGTGGCCCACGGAAGTAGATAGCCCTACCTAGTGCGCCCCTAACAATGGAGAAACTACATGGCAAATACAAATACTGCCTATGGTCTTCGCCCCATTGGATTATCGGGAAGTGCAGCTAACTCAACAGGTATTACTGAGTATGAGATAGCTTCAAATAACACAAACGCTATATACCAATATGGTATTTGTGTGCCAACGTCAGCAGGAACGATTGACTATGCGGGTAGTACCGCTGGTGGAACGACTGCTGCTCTCGGTGTTCTCATGGGAGTGCAATACCAGGATTCAGTCCAAAAGAAACCTGTATGGATTAATTATTGGCCTGGATCGGGTAGCGTAAGTGTTGACACAAATTATGCTGTCAAAGCTTTCGTTGCTGACAATCCCAACCAACTGTTCCAAGTCGCTACAGACGCAACCATCACAGACCGCGCAACTGCGCTGACTGCGATTTTTGCTAATGCAAGTCTTGGGACTTCTGCAAGAACTGGTTCTTCCGACACAGGCGTTTCAAGTAGCGCTTTAGGCGTAAGCACCATTGCAACAACCGCAACTCTGCCTCTTCGTATAGTAGGTATTCAGGATAAAGCTGGAGACACAGACTATGCAGCGGCAGGTATTCCAATGATCGTTCGATTAAACGCTCATTTCAACGCCAATGCGAGCAGGTTTGATTCTCAGACCACCTCGCTGACTACTGGCATTTAAGGAAGGGGATAGATTATGGCTATTTCTCGCGCTCAACTTGCGAAAGAGCTAGAACCCGGCCTGAATGCTTTATTTGGGTTGGAATATGACCGTTATGAAAACGAGGCAGGAGAAGTCTTTGAAGAAGAGTCCTCAGATCGAGCCTTTGAAGAAGAAGTAATGCTGTCTGGTTTTTCAACGGCTCCAGTGAAAGGCGAAGGTGCTGCAATATCCTTCGACGACGCACAGGAGACTTATACCGCACGATATACTGCTGAAACTATTGCGTTAGCTTTCAGCATTACTGAAGAGGCTATAGAAGATAATCTTTATGATCGTCTGGCTTCTCGTTATACCCGTGCCTTGGCTCGTTCAATGTCACAGACCAAGCAGATAAAAGCGGCTGCTGTTTTAAATGACGCTTTTAACACCGCCAAACCTATTGGTGATGGATCTGCCCTGTGTGCTGCTGACCATCCAAGTCTCTCAGGAAACCAAAGCAACGTNCTCGCTACTGCTGCGGATCTAAACGAGACTTCTTTGGAGCAAATGCTCATTGACGTAGCTGGATTTACGGATGAACGAGGGTTGAAAATTGCTGTTCGAGGTATGAAACTTGTTATACCAAAAGAACTTCAGTTTATTGCCGAACGTGTAATTAACTCTAACTTACGTCCCGGTACTGCCGATAACGACGTAAACGCTATGAAGTCTATGGGAATGATTCCTGATGGTGCGGTGGTAAACCACTTCCTCACCGATACGGACGCTTTCTTCTTGAAGACTGATGCACCTAATGGTTTCAAACACTTCCAGCGCACCGCATTGCGTACTGCTATGGAAGGTGATTTTGATACTGGTAATATGCGCTTTAAAGCTCGTGAGCGTTATTCATTCGGTGTCTCTGACTGGCGTTGTGTCATTGGCACACCCGGAGCTTAGTTGTTATTGTTTTGTAAATAGGGAAGGACAGCCTTGTGCTGTCCTTTCTTTTTAAGTTATATTGAAACCACCCTGACTATTGCCTCTGCAATAGACACTAGCCACGACAGGAGTGAAACATGGCTACTACAACTTTTTCTGGCCCTATTAAGGCTGGAACCATTGCGAATACCACGGGATCAACCGTAGGTACAAATGTAAAAAATACGGGTCAGGTTCTTATGGCCCAAACAGGCAGCATTGCCAATACCAACACATCAGATAAAGACATGAGCATGACCATCCCGGCCAACTCTCAGATTGTTGACATTGTTATTAATGTAGAAACCGCTTTTAATGGAGGCGGTGCTGATACGTTAGATATAGGGATCTCAGGAAACAGCGATCTTTATGTAGATAACGCCGATGTTTCTGCTATTGGCCCTGTAGCGTTAGGCACAACGGGTCTATGCACTAATTGGAAAGACGTAGGCACTTCCGATGTAGCAATAGCCGCAAAATACATTGATGCAAATAGTGATTCAAGCGCAGGATCAGCGCAGATTACGATATTGTATCAACAGAACAATAATCTTTCCTAATTAGGGGGTTAATATGGCTGGTTCAGATGCTCAAGCTGCTTTTATTGAGGCTGCTGCCGCAGATACCGATGGTGTATGTGCAGCACAATCAGTAGGTAGTGCAACTAATCTTACAATTAATGGCGCTCTTGCTGCGGGAGGGGCGGTCACTTTTGACCAGCCGCGTAATGTAACGATTTTATCTGCTGGTAACGATTCAGGAATTACTTTTACCGTTACGGGTACGGATGAAACATTAACGGCTGTTACGGAAACTATCACAGGAGCTAATGCAGGTACGTCTACAGGGTCTACTTATTTTGCCACAATTTCTCAAATTGCCTCTAGTGCGGCAGCAGCAGGAAATGTGTCTGTAGGTTCTGGTACCAGTATTGCCGCCCCTATTTTCAGGGGGAGTATGCGTTTGACTGGTTTGTATGTTGTTAATACAGGCACAGCAGGAACAATCACGTTTCGTCAAACATCTTCTTCAGGAACCGTTAGAATGAAATTTAACACGGTTGCCTCGGCAAATACGACAGAGTACCCAGACATACCCAATGAGGGGATTCGGTTTAATTCGGGGGGATATGTGGTTTATACCCAAACCATTATGTCTTCGATGACCGCGTTTCATGCCTAATGTAAAAGTTTTCGTTCGCGGCGCAATTATTTATAAGGCGTGGTGAAAATGTCATTAGATGACAAAGATAAAGAAGCTTTATACTCGATGGACAAACGGGTTAGTGTAATAGAAGAAATTTTACGCCGGCTTGAACATAACCATCTGCAACATATGGAGAAGGATTTAGCTCGATTAGACGCAAAAGTATGGGCTTTAATTAGTGGTATGGCGTTACAACTGGCTTCTTTTGTAGCAGCCTTGTTATTGTTCCTACTCAACTAAAGGGAAGGTAATGGTACAAGGATTTTATACCCCTTCTGAAGAAGCTGTCGTGACGGAAATTCGTTCGTGGTCAAATGATGTGATCGAAACCGAAAACGATAATTTTAGTGGGTTGCCTGCATGTCCTCATGCGCGAAGTGCCTGGGAAAATGAGAAAGTTAATTTTGTTTTTAAGACATCAGAAGGGTATCAGGATCTTTATACCGTCATATCGACATATAATTTTGATTATGACCTCGTGATTTTGGTTGATTTTAAGTATGAAAAAGATCCAAAAGCCTTCCATGAGTATATTTTAGGGTTAAATAGTGCAATTAGCACGGGAATGTTTTTAAATCCTAATTGCTGGCTTGTTGGGTTTCATCCAGAGGATGAAAAAAACGAGTTGCTGTCGGAGTCTTTATTCCCAACAAAGACAGACACCCCTTACGCAATGATTTTTGTGCAGCCTTTAAGTCTAGTGCAAGAATCCGCAGACAAATTGCGTTCTTTGGGCTATTATAAAAACTATCAAGGCGTGTATGACGCTGAAACTGTTTATCAAAACCGTGAAACTCTTTATAGGAGATTAAAAGATGGCGATGAGTCCGCGTAAAATGGAAGCAATGGGTAAGAATCCCGGCGTGAAAAGTAATACTTTTAAAAATAGGGCTATAAAAACAGGACCAAAACGTAAAAAAAGCAAAAACGCTAATAAAGTTAAGGTCTAATAGTGTAGGAGAAGGCTATGGCAGTCTCTGGAAGTAAAAATTTTGAGCTAAACGTAACGGATTACGTCGAAGAAGCGTTTGAACGCTGTGGTTTAACAGCGCGAACAGGCTATGACATCCGTACTGCGCGTCGTTCTATGAATTTAATGCTGGCTGATTGGGCAAATCGTGGCCTCAATCAGTGGACAATTACGCAAACGACCCTGACAATGGTGGAGGGAACACGTAACTACACCCTTGATGCAGATACGATTGATGTTTTAAACGCTGTTCTGCGGCGCGACAGCACTGATTACGGAATTGCTCGGTTAAGCAGAGACGAATACCTGAATATCCCTACTAAAAGCACTGAATCACGGGTTTCTCAGTATTTTGTAGACAGGCAGATTACCCCTGTCCTCTATGTATGGCCTACACCTGATAATAGCACCGATCAGGTCATATATGACCGTTTGGTTCGGATGGATGACGCAGATAATGCCACCAATACCCTGCAAATGCCGTTTAGATTTTATCCTGCTCTCGCTGCGGGGATGGCTTACTATATAGCGTTGAAAAAAGCCCCGAACCGCATTGAATACCTTAAAGCCTTGTACGAGGAAGAAATGGATCGTGCGATGACAGAGGATAGGGACAGGGCTAACCTCAATATAGCCCCCGCAATGGGGTATTTTAGGGGTTCATAATGGCTAAATACGCATCAGGGAAATGGGCATTAGGGATTTCAGACCGTTCGGGCTTTCGCTATCCTTTACATAGGATGAGAAAAGAATGGACGGGAATGCTTGTAGGGTATGACGAATGGGAACCTAAACAGCCGCAATTACAGCCCTTACGGGTAACGGTTGGACCCCAAGCATTAAAAGATCC